CTGTTGCAGAACAGGTTCCACCAGCAATCGACGGGCTGCACCCAAGTGAACGGCTGGTTCGGGTGACGCATCACGTCGTGCTTCTTCATGTAGCGGGTGCTGTGGAAGATCGGCGTGAGGTACTGGCCGTTGACGAACCAGAAGCGCGGCCCCTTGTCGATGGTGGTCAGCGCCGTCTCCGAGGCAGTGATCGTCGTGGACAGAGTCGCGCCGTCGCGGCCCGACTTGTCGTCGGTGATCGTGCCAGCGGCAGACGGGAAGATCGCCGCGTCATCGAGGTTCGAGCAGTACTCGACCGGGATGCCCGAGAACGTCGGGGTGTTGTAGGCGCTGTCCTGCGGGCTGACGAGCATGTCGTTCGACGCACGGAGGGCGCGCTTGTAGGTGTTCACGCCGAGACGGGACGCGAGGATCATCTGGCGCTGGAAGTTCGTCTCCTCGAAGTACTGACGCTGCGTCAGCGGAGCCTTGAACTGCACCTTCAGGTACATCTCGTCCATCGCGGTGAACATGCCACCGACCTGACGGGTTCCGGCGTTGTGGTTCGAGTAGGTGAACGAAGCCGGAGCGGCGTTCTGGGTCAGAGCGCGGTCGTAGAACGAAATCTGGTTCGACCACCGGGCGTCCGTGGTGGGGTTGATGCCGAGGACGTTCGTCCATCCGGTCGGAGCGCCACCGCGCTCACCGAAGGTGGTGACGCTGTTGATGATCTCGGTGATGAACGCGGGGAGTCCGTAAGGCTCCTTGCCGCCCGTCTCCATGTTGCCGTAGTTGCCGATGTACGGCGCCCACAGGTCGTTCTCCATGCCGTTCAGCATGGAAGTCCACATGCGCATCTCCTTGATGCGCTTGAGGCGCTTGTACATGACCTTGGCGTCGCCGTCGTTGAGTTCGACCTCCTGATCCGTCCACGACATGTAGTCCATCGAGAAACGCCAAGGCGCGGTCAGGGTGTCCGTGACCTGCGGATTCGACCAAGTGAACGTGTCGTTGGGCTGGTACTTCTGGTAGGTCGAGGCGTCGTCGAAGACGATCACGTCCTTGATGGACGTACCGCCCTGAACCAGCGTCTCGCTGGCCTTCTCCTTGAGAAGACGGGAGAGGACGTAGTTGTTCTTGACGGCCTCGTTGATGACTGCATCGGCGGACTTCAGGTACGCAGGGCCAGTGCTCTGCATGAAGTCATTGAACTGGGTGATCGAAGGCATGTGCCTTCCTCCTTACTTTCTGGTTGCTGGGCGGAGGCGCGTGCCGCCGCCAGAGATGATCTGGTCAAGGATGTCGTCGTCCTCGTCGCGCGGAGGCGGCTTCACCGGGGCAGGCCCACCCTTCGGGGCGGTCGGCTGGTTGGCACGCGGGTTCACGGGCGTGGACGGCTTCGATCCAACGATTGCCTGATAGGCAGCAGCGGCGAGTGCATCGACGCTTGCATATCCACCGGGCGTTGCAGCCCCGAGTTCCGACATCTTCGCCACGACGGTGTCCCACGACGGAGCCTTGGCTCCGTACTGGACTCGCAGCGAGGAATCGGCGGCACGGGCCTGCGCAAACAGCATCTGCTCCTGCATCTGCTGCTGCTGGGAAACGAAGGCTGCGCGGACGGGAGCGACGAGATCCTCGCCGTACACCGCCGCCATCTGCGCGAACGGATCCGCCGGGGTTTGCGGGACTGCAGGCGTGTTGGCCTGCACCGCCGCTTCCGGCTGCGCGCTCGCGAGACGTGCCTCCAGTTCCTTCAGACGACCGCCATACGAGTCAACGTCCTTCTGACGCTTGGAAGCAGCCTCTGCCCACTTGGACAGGGTCTCCGGCGTCGCGGTGCGGATGATCTCGTCGGGTACGCCATCCCTCTTCAGGATCTTGGCGACCGCATCACGGTCGAATGCGGGAGTCTCCGAGACTGGCTCCGGATCGGACGAGGACGAATCCTCGTTGGATGCCGGAACTTCCTCTGCGGACAACTCGTCGAGCAGTTGCTGCAGAACCAGATCGTCATCGTCCATCGGTTCAGCCTGCTCGGCCTCGATGGGTTGCGTCTTGTCCTGCTTGACCTGCTCCTCCGCCCCGCTGGACGGAGTCTCGGCCTGCACGATGGGTTCAGCGTCGCTGTCCATGTCAGTCCTCTGCTCGTACATAGCCGTGCCGGGACGCTACGTTGCGTTCCTCGCGACGGCTGTGGATGATCGGATGCCCCTTGGCGTCGCACTTGACTCCCGGCAGATTGCGCGGAAGTGCATGGCTGACGTAGGGATAGGTTCCCGTGGTGAAGTTCGGGCTGATCTGCGACGCCGAGGCGACGCGGACGATCGTGCCGAACTCCGGATGCTCATACGTCGAGCCGATCGCCGGGACGTCCCGCATGGCGAAGACGCATTCGACGATGGTTCCTTCGGAGTTGACGAAGTCGTATGACGGCATCACATTCGGCTCCGCGCGCTCTGGAGTGCCGCCTGCGCGGACGGCGGGACGGCGGGAGCCTCACCAGTAGGAGACGGCTGCGCAGCCGTTTGCGGAACACCCCCCCCTTGCGGATTCTGGGGAGCCGCCATGGACTGCTGCACCTGCTGCATCTGGCTGTCGTCGATGAACTCCGACATCTGCGGGACGTTCTGGGCGTCCCCGAGGAAGCCCAGCAGATCCTTCCACTTGACCCACGGCATCATGGGCATGGCCTGCGCGGCCTGCGTGACGACCTGAAACGTCTCCACGGCGCGGCGCTGGGCAAGCATCTCGCTCGTCCGCTCCATGCTGTAGGCGTCCACGTCGATCTGCATGTCCTCCCACGCCCCCACCTTCAACCCGCCGACGAAGACGGGATCGATCAGTCCCATGGCGGCGGTGTCCTCCCCTCCGACCGGGAGCGTCACGCGACCGTCATGGAACATGTACCAGCCGACGTTCCGCAGCACGAGATCCATGCTGTCCTGAAACGCACGCTTCAGGTGGGCAATCCGCATGGTGCTGGCGGACTCCGCCACCGCGACCTCCGTCGCGCTCGCCGACCCGGCAATGTTGCCGCGCATGGCGTCGGACATGCCGAGCGCCCTGTCCAGCCGCTCCTTGGCGGTCTCGACCGACTGGATGTGCTGGTTCGTCGAGCCGCCGACCTCGACGGGCTGCAGGCTGCGAGCGTCAAGTCCTGCCTCCGCAAAGACATACATGTCGGGGGCGTTCACGACGTCCTGCAGGAACTTGGGGTTCTTGGCGTCGCCGACCAGAATCCGCTTGTACCGCTTCTGGTTCTCCTGCTGGCTCTTCGCCATGTCGTTGCAGTACTCGATCTGGTCGCGGCAGGCGACGATCGGGGAGAGCGGATAGGGGTCGTTCGGGACGCTGAACGCGCCGAAGATCGTGTACGGGCCAGTCGAAGGCCCGTAGTAGGGCAGCGGCCTGCGGATGAACTCGCACTGGCAGTTGTCCGACCCGCCCTGATACTTGGCGATCGTGTAGATCGTGCCGTTGAACAGCGCCGAGTCCGTCACGTCGTCGATCAGTTCCGCAGCCATGGGATCCAGTTCCGGAACCCAGATCTCGTAGATCGCGAGTTCGTAGCGTTCCGGGATGTCGCGGCTGTCGCGCAACTCGTCCACGCCGTTGTTGGTCGCAAGACCCTCGATCGCCTCCTTGTTCCACGTCTCGTCGAGTTCGGCACGGCGGAGCAGATCCTCCTTGTCGCCGACCCAGACATGCCCGAAGAAGCGCGCCTCTTCCCAGTGCATCGCCGCAGGATCGATGATGAATCGCGCAGGATCGATGCGGTAGACGCGGGGAAGGTAGGGGCCGTCGGCGTCCCACTTCCGCTCCGCGCCCTTCGGCTCGTTCACCGTCAGCGCCACGCCCCAGCCGAGCAGCATGTCCGTCGCGATCCGCTCGATCGTCCCGCGCAGGCGGGTCATCTTCGACCAGCGGTTCAGCGCGGCCTTCATCGCCACGCACGCGGTGCGCTGCACCTGCGGTCGCGCGCTCGTCACCCTGACCTTCGGGTTGTCGTGGATGATGCGCGGCAGCACCATGCTGATGTACGAGTGCACCGCGTTCTCGGGGTGATCGACCCCGTACCCGTCGCGGTAGCCCTGACCGCAGAACCACTCGCGCAATTCCTTCGGGGTCTGGAGATGCACGTCGCGGAAGTACTCCGCGCGGTCGATCTCGTCGCGGATCTTGGAGATGTTGGAGAAATCAAGCATTGGACTTCACCTTCGGCTTGGCGCGCGTCGCCTCCAGCGCGAGCAGCGACGCCTGCAGGGACATCACCCGTGCCTCAAGCGCGGACACCCGCGCGAGGATCACCGCAGACGGAGGCGTCTCCGGCTGCAGGCGAGCGACGTTCATCGACTCGACCTGACGCATCACCTTCTCCGCCTCGATCGGGTCAAGGTCGATCTTGATCCCAGTCGAGATCGTGACCCGCACCCGACCGCCGATGTCGTCGATCTGGTCGATCGAGTCGATCGGGAAGTGCGTGCTGCGGATCTTGATGAACATCAGCGACCCTTCCGTCCGGCCTTCTTGGCCGTCTTCTTCGCACGGGCGGGAAGGCTCTTCATGGACTTCGTCTTGGAAGCCATCTCCTTCGCGACTCGCGGGTTCTGCGCGAACATGTAGCCCTGCTGGGCCTTCGACTTGAACGGCATTACTTCTTCTTCGCCTTCTTCATCATCGGCTTGCCGGACTTCTTCGCGGCGGCAGCAGCCTGCATCTTGCCCATCTTCGTGTAGGGGAACGACTTGTTTCCGACCTTCGGCATGACTAACCCTTCTTCCAGCCGCGCTTCATTGCGGCGTAGGACTTCGCGCTGACGGTTGACTTGGACTTGGGGCGCGAGATCCCAAGTTTGCGACGCTTGTTGATGTTCCCGACCAGCGAGTTCTTCGCCACGTCAGCACCCCCATCGCTTTCGCGCGGCCATGCCGCGCTCGCCCTTCCACGACCGACTGCGCGCGCAGAAGGACTTATGGCGGGGATCGTTCTTGTCCTTCGTCGGAGCCTGCAACTTGCTCCCCGTCGCGCGGTTGTACTTCGCCCGACCCTTGGCCGTCAGACCCGCTCCCTGCGACACGGGCAACTTCTCGCCCCTGCCGACCGCGAGACTCGGCCCCTGCTTTCTCTTCGCCATTACTCCCCTTCCTCCGGGAGGAACGACCACACGGGCGTGTTGTCACCCATGTACGCGCCCACGATGTTGTGCTCCAAGTGCTCCACCGCCTCGTCGTAGTCCATCCCGTGGTCGTTCATCAGGACGTGCACCACGCGAGCCGTGTCATACACCACGCGGTACGCACCGCTCGACAGGTCGCGAGTCAGCCCGATCACGGCATCGTCCAGACCGTCGGCGAACAGCGCCTCGATCTCGTGCTCCTCGCAGTAGTTCCGAACCCTGTCAGCGTTCGCGATCATCGGAATACCTCCCAGTGCCGGAGCAGGTCACCCGCCGTCCCGGGAGAGTAATCCACCTGCTCCATACCGGGAACAGGTGCATCATCCAAGGCCATCCACGCCAATGCAAGCGCAATCACCCTGTCGCCGTGGTTCTCCCGCGCACCCGTGCTCTCGTCCCGCAGCCGACCCGGGATCACCCGACCGTTCCCGTCCAGCACATACGCCAGCATCTCGTCCAGCGTCCCCGTGCAGGGAATCACCATCTCCCCCTGCTGAACAGCCCTCGACAGGTTGCCCAACAGCAGCCGCTTGCTCTGCTCGCTCGACACCCACCCCACCCTGTCCACGATCCCGTGCGTCGTCTTCCCCTCCTTGCGAGGCTTCCACACCCGAGTGAACCGCTGCGCCTCAAAGTCACGCTGCAGGCTCTGTCCCGGGCCGTTCACCTCCCACGCCACCACCGCCTCCCGGAACGCACCCCTGCACACGTCCGCCACCTCCGCAGCCAAGTCCGCAGGCGTGATGTTCGCGTCCACCATCATCGCCACCAGCCGACGATCCGACGCATCCAGAACCGCCACCGCACTCGCGTGGTTCCCCGTTCCATACGCCGGATCCATCCCGACCGAGTACGACCCCACGTCCGGCTCCCCCCACAACCGCCACCGACCCGTCGGACTGTCCACCCACCGACCCCTCACCCAGTTCGCACGACGAGGCTCCCGACCAAACTCCCGCCTGTGACTCGTGATCGACACGCTGGGGAAGAACGCAGCCCCCGCACCCATCGCCTCCGCGAACACGTTCTGCGCCAGATCGATCTTGTCACGCTTGCGCAACTGGTCGCCAAGCCATGGAGTCCAGACGTAAGTGCCGCCGCTGACCCCTGTTACGCTCCCGTCGAAGTCAACCCGCGTCTCCGCGCCGTTCGCCTTCTCCGGGTGCTGGTAGTACAGCATCTCGATCAACTCGGGGTTCCCCGTCCCCCGAGCCTCCGACACCAACTTGTCGTATCGCGTCCCGTACCCGATCGGCGTGCTCACCGCGATCCGGCATGACGTCGTGTCCGACGCCGAACGCCACGCAGCATCGTCGTCCTCCAGCGCCGCGAACTCGTCGAACAGCACAAACGTCCGGCGTCCACTACGACCAATGTGCGGGCCGCTCGCCTGACCCGCAATCGTCGCCCCACTCACCGGGTGCCGCAACACCATGTGTTGCCTGTACGCACCACCCTTGCGCATCTCCGGGAGCGTGCACGGCAACAGCCACCCGGGCTGGCTCGCCAGCAAGTAGTCCACCTTCCAGAACAGACTGTCCGGGTCGCCCGTCCGATCCACGTTGTCCTCCACGCGGCTCACCAACAGACTCTGCCACCCATGGAACAACCACCCATGCACCGCCAACCCAAGCACCACCCACGACGCACCCATGTCACGACTCTTCCGGATCACCGCGTCCCGCCCGTCCCGCACACACGACACCAACCTCCGAATCGCCCCAATCTGCACAGGCCACGGAATGAACGGAACGTCCGGAATCTCCACAGGCTTCTCGCGCCCGTCCTCTCCCACCTGCTTGACCCGGTACGTCCACGCCGTAAGTGCAAGCCACGCAGCAGGATCCGACTTGAACAGGGCGTACAGATCCGCGCGCTCGCTCTCGCTCGCGCCCCTGACCACAAACTCCCGCAAAGCCATCACATCAGCCGTGTCCGCAGGCCAAGAAGGGAGGCATAGGGGATCCGTACTGGGGGAAACGGGGGCACCGTGACGCAGAGGGGGGTGGGACTCCGACGGCGCGGCGCCCCCGGGGGATCCGGACGCAGGCGCCCCCCCCGCCCCCGCCGCCTTGCCCCCCCGCCCCCTGCCCCGCCGCCGCTTCGCCTTGGTCGCCGCCGCGCGCTCCGCCGGGGTGGGCACGCCGCCCGGGTGCTTCGCCTGCCACGCCGCCCACGCCTCGCCGCCTGCTCGCCTCGCGTCCGCCCGGGCGCGCAGCCACTTGGCGGTCGCGCCCTTCGGGCGACCCCGTCCATCCGCCCACCGCTGCGGCTCACCCATCGGACGACTCCGGCAGGGCGAGCGGACTTTCCGCCTGCGCAGCGCGAAGTCGCGCAGCCGCAGCGAACCGCTCCAGCAGTTCCAGCGCGCGCGTCGCGTTCCCGTCCTCGACCCGCAGCGCGCCGGACACCTCGACCTTCGTCGCCCCGTCCCGGTACCGCCCGGGCTTCAAGGCGCGCAGCCGCAGGGCGATCGCGTTCAACTGCACCTGCGAGCCCTGCACCGCGCCGGACGCGATCGCGTCCAGTGCATCCTCGTGCCGCTCCGCCGCGACCTGCTCCGCAGCCGCGCGCGCCGCCGCGAACGCCGGGTCGCTCCGCGCCCAGCCTGCTGGCGTGCTCTCCGCGACGCCTGCAGCCGCGCACGCTCCGCGCCAGCCTGCGCCCTCAACCCACGCTCGCAGCCACACTTGCTTCCGCTCCCCCGACTTCGTGAATTTCGGCACGAACTCCTCCAGCCAGTCGTCGCTCTGCTCCATGCCTGCTTTCTACCTGCAAACCGCGCAGGACAAAAAATCTTTTCGCGTTTCCTGCTTGGCTTTTCGCACTTTCGCCAAATCTATCGAGAATGTTGTAGACCAATGGTTGACCGATGGTCGATGACCTGTCATACTTCCCCCGTCGGTGATCTTTGACAAGTGAAGACGCGCTCCCCAGCAGACCGAACGTCTGCGGACACAGGGAGCACGAACCAACCCCGCCGCCAGCCGGAGAGATCCGTCTGCGCGGCATTCGCCTGCAGCGCGTGCTGTGGGCTCGCCTCTGACGGAGACCCTGACCATGTACGACCTGCTGCTTGCTGGCGTGTTCGCCAGCCTCGCCCTGATCCTGACCGCGTTCGTCGTGAATGCGGTCGCCTTCCACATCCGCTCCGCTCGCCTCTGACCCAAGGAGACCCTGACCATGGAACTTTCCACCGCAACCCGCACGACGACCATCACCGAGACGCACGGACAGGTTGTCCGCGTTTACCTGCCCGACAGCAAGCACCCCCGCAAGGTGACGCTGGCGATCCACCGCACGACGGAGGTCGGCAAGCGGTACGCCGACGTGTCCTACAGCGCGACGCTGTCGGTCGCCTGCGCCGTCGAGACGGCGGAGGTCGATTCGCAGGACGTGACCGGGTGCGTCGCCTGCGAGCACCTGTTCGGGCTGTTCAGCGGCGCGCTCCCGGACGCTTGCCCGGATCTGCGCCTGAACGCCGTGCGCAACGCCATCCTGCGCACTGTCGATTCGCAGGGCGACCCGCTGATCGAGTTCTTCCCGCTCCAGCACGCCGCTCGGATCCGCGACCTGCTCCCCGGTCTGTACGCCTGACCCGTGCCCCGCACCTACCCCCCGCGAGGGGGGCTAGTGCGCGTCACTGGACGTGCTTTCCAACCTCTTTCGGAGACCCTGCAATGAGCCTGAATTTCGACCTGACCCGCTGCGACCCCGCCGCCTGCTTCAAGGGCGAGGGCGACGACCGCACCCTCACGACGATGGCGGAGGGCATGATCTGGAGCACGATGGCGATCGACATCGGCGACCTGACCGACAAGAACCTCGACGAGGTCGTGTGGCGGCTCAACTTCCTGATCAGCCTCGACCGCGCGGTGCTGCGCAAGGGCGACGGGTCGTTCTACACCCGCGACGAGATCCGCCCGTTCGTCGGGCTGCGGACGAACGTGTCCACCAAGACCCGCAAGGCGTGGCTGAAGTCGGTGTTCGACTCGATCGAGCGCAACTTCAACTACTCCCAGCAGGCGCGCTTCCGCGAGGAGGCTGGCGCGCTCCCGGTCACCGCCTGACCCGTGGAACGCCCTCACCCCCCCGGCAACGGGGGGGGCTGGGCGCGTCACTGGACGCCATTCCAACCTCTTTCGGAGACCCTGACCATGAAGACGAATGCGATCTTTCACAAGTCCGTGAACGAAATCCTGCGTGGCGAGATCGGCGCACGCCTCGACCACATCCTCAACCGCGAGATCAAGACCGCGAGCGACGCCCACTTCTGCGATCTGCTGCTGCACGAGGCTGCCGCGCTGGTCGGCGTGCTGGAGGAAGTTGGCACGTCCAGCGTGGAGCACGTCGACGCGCTGCGCTACCGGATCCGCAAGTGCGAACTGAAGATCCGCGCCGCCCCGGAGTACACGAACTACCTGTCCGCCACCCGTCCCAACGCCTAACCCGGAGACCCTGACCATGTCCGACAAGACCAACCTGTACTTCAAGACCGACTACCGCCTGCTCGACCTCGCTCGCCCCTCGACGCCGCTGGTGACGGAGATCGTGCGCGAACTGAACTACCGCATGGATCTGCTCCAGCACGCCTACGGCACGGGCATGTTCGCCACGTCCCCACAGGTCAGGCAGATCAAGCAGCACGCCGCGATCGCGGAGACGCTCGTCACCCTGCTGTTCCGGGAGGGCTACATCGAGATCGAAGCCTACGGAGGCATGTCCACCGAACTGCGGCGCGAATGCCTCGCCGCGCTCCACCGCCGCCATGCGCGCCTGACCACCACCGCCGGGAACGACGCCGACTGACCCGTGCCCCGCACCTGCTCCCGGCACCAGCCGGGGGCGGGATGCGCGGCACTGGACTGCGCAACCCAAGTTTCGACAGGGCTTTACAACAATCTGCTAAATCTGCTAGATTTGTGGTTGACCTTTGGTCGATACTTGGTACTGTACTCACATCGGATCGCGTGATCCGATCGCTTGCAACCCCTGACACGGAGACACTGACACATGGCACACGAAATCCGCACCAACGATGGTCTCGTCCTCGCTCGCCACGCCGCGTGGCACGGGCTGGGCACGGTGGTCGAGTCCGCCCCGAACCCGTTCGCCGCGCTGCGGCTCGCCAACTTGGAGTGGCAGGTCGAGGAGTCGGCGCACCTCGTCGGCGTGTACAACCCCGGCGAGTCGCACGAGTTCCGCGTCTCGACCGACCGCTCCAAGATCCTCGTCCGCTCCGACGACAAGTCGGTGCTGGGCGTCGTCGGTCGCGACTACTGCCCGGTGCAGAACCAGACGCTCGCCGAACTGGCGTGGGCACTGCGCGACTCGGCGTCCGACAAGGGCGTCCGGATCGAGTCCGCCGGGTCGATCCGTGGCGGTCAGCGCGTGTGGTTCCTCGTGCAGGCACCGTCGATCGAGATCGGCGCGCGCGGCGACATCACCAACCCCTACCTCATGCTCGCCAACGGGAACGACGGCGGTCAGTCGCTGAATGCGTTCGGCACGGGCGTCCGCGTCGTGTGCGCGAACACCTACCGCATGGCACTGGGGCAGGCGAAGGACGTGATCTCGTTCCGCCACACCAGCGGGATCAACGAGCGGGTCGAGACGCTGAAGACCACGATCAACCAGTGGTTCAAGTCGATCGAGACCGGACGCCAGTTCGCGGCGTCGCTCGCCGCTCGCCCGATGACCCGCGCGCAGGTGCAGGATCTGTGGGTCGAGGTCATCCAGCGGCTCGACGGCGAGATCCCCGCCAAGCCCACCAACGGCTGGGAAGAGCGGAGCCGGGAGCAGGCGGTCGCTGGGCTGGCGCACATGGCGAAGACGTTCGACGTCGAGTCGCAGCGGTTCGGCGCGAACCTGTGGGTCGCCGCCAACGCTGCGACCAACTGGATCCAGCACGTCCGGTCGGACTACAGCGTCCGCGCCAAGGACGTGGGCGTCCGGCGGTTCGCCGCTTGGAACGGCACGGTCGCCGACGACACCGCCGAAGTGTGGAAGGTCGCTGCGCAGCACGCCTGACGGTGACTTGCCCTCGCCTCCCGGCTCACGCCGGGGGGCTTGGGCTTGCCACGGTGGCACGCATTCACCCCTGACACTGGAGACCCTGACCATGAAGACCGACAAGCCTGTCAAGAAGTACGAGCCCACCTACTGGAACAAGACGGGCGAACTGCAGGACATGCACGAGTGCCTGTTCCGCGCGCTGGTTCCCATCAGCGGCGAAGCCCCGACGACTGCTGGCGAGGCAGTCCGCTGGATTTCCAAGATCTACTACGAGGTCTACAACAACGGCGGCTGGAACGCGATCGATCACGGTCAGTGGCGCGAACGCATCGCCCTGAAGGCTTGGTACAGCGACGGCATCGACAGCATCGTCGAGTTTGCCAACCTGTCCGCGCTGGAGGAGAAGACCCTGCGCAACGTGCTGCGCTACGGCGCGGCGGTCTGCGACGGCAAGCGTCCCGCTTCCGCCCGTCGCCTCGACGAGATCGTGACGAAGGTCACGCGCCTCGCAGTCGTCGCCCACCTGCAGTCCGTCACCCGCCCCGCATCCAACGACCGCTACTGATCGCACCCCCAACGGAGACCCTGACCATGCCATCCAAGAAGACCAACAAGTCCGACAAGCCTGTCGCAAAGAACGCCATCTCGATCGGCGCGCTGATCCGGATTCTGCAGACCCAGCACGACCCCAACGAGCCGTGCGCCTACACCCTGTGGACTGCAGAGGACGTGCACTACGCGGCAGGCTGGGCTGGTATCCGCACGCCGACCGCTGCCGAGACCGACGAGATCCTGTCCCGCATGTGGCACACGTCCGACGACTCGACCGACGGCGAACGCCTCGACAACCTGACCCGCGAGGTCATCGAGGAAGGCGGAGAGGGGGACGACCAGTGAACTCCGCTAGCCCTGCCGGATACCGGATCAACGGGCTCGACGCCTGTCCCCCCTGCGCGCGCCAGTGCAGGGGGGACGGGCGCATCCTGCGACCAGCACCCCAGCCCGGGCAGCGAGTGACGGTCGCTCGCCTCGACGAGCACGGCATCCCGCTCGACGCCATGGATGGATTCGGAAATCCTGTTCACCCTATCGGAGTCTGCGCACGCTGCGAATTCTGCGGCGCGACTTCCGATTCTGCCGATTGACTTCCTGTAGACCTGCTGTATACTCTCACCCAAGGAGACCCTGACCATGTGCAAGACCTGCAAGACCACCCGCACCTTCGCCGCGACGATCCGCTGGGACGACGGCGGCGAGACCAACGACGTGCTCATCGGGCTGGGCGACGACCCCGCCTGCGAGTGCGACAACGACGACGCCATCTTCTACTACGCCGGGACGGACGACGAGCAGGCTGCTCGTGCCGAACTCTCGGTGCCCTGCCCGGGTCGCGAGTGGACGCTCGTCCCCGACTGCACGACGGGAGGTGCAGCGTGACCCGGACGATCGCCCAGTGGCGCGCCGCCTACCCCCGCCTCACGCCAGTGCAACTGGCGGAGCGGCTCGATTCCCCGCAGGCGCGCGACCTCGTGCGCGCCGCGTTCGACCTGTTCAAGGCAGACCCCGACAACGAGGCGGGGTACTGCGCCGTAGCCGATGTGTACGAGGCTGCGGAGGCTGCGTTCCTCGCCGCACACTCTGACACGGAGGTCACCCTATGAAGTCCAAGCAGTTCAGCATTCACACCGAACGCAAGCAGGTTCCCCTGCCGATGGTCACGTTCGACCTGCTGACCCGGTATCGGGACAGCCTGCAGCAGGAGACGCTCCCGGGCGTGACCGTCAGCCTGCACGCCGCCGTGCACCATGCCCTGTCGCTCGCCAGTTCCGTCCGCAACATCCAAGACCGCACGGAGGCAGCCTCGTGAAGCGCAACCACTGGAAGCAGCGACCCGTGATTCTGTCCAAGTCCGCACCGCTTGCCACCCGGCAACTGGGACACACGGTCGCCAAACTGTTCTCGCACGATGCGTACACCCAGCAGGCACTGGAGGCATCCGGCAGCGTCGCGATCAAACTTGCCGCCCGTGGGCGCAGCCTCCGGCAACTGGCGAAGGCAACTGGATTGAGTCCAGCGTACCTCTCGCTCGTCGCCAACGGGCAGCAGCGGATCAGCCTCGCCGCGCTGCACCTCCTGCTGTCCCAATGCGAGGGG